TTATCCTCACTTCGTGTGAGAAAGTATCGACGGGCGATCAATGCAGGGCAAACTAGCTGAGTTCTGTGTTTGGGAGGAGATTCTAATCGAGGTTCTGCGAACGATGACCTCGAAGTTCTCTCTCCCCACACAACAGCGTATACCTGTCTGCATCTTAATAGCAGTATGTACCCGTCTTAAATTCATTTATCTTCTACGGTAATACCGTGTTCGTTCTCTATTTTTTCTAGTTGATCTTCTAGTTGGTGAATTCTATTCCACGCAAACTTTAGATGCTCATCTTTAAGTTCCAATGCTTTTGCTTGGTCAACTGCTTGATCAACAGCACTTATATAATAGTCAGGCATAGTATGCGTTGCAGGACTTGATGACTTCGTTGAGATCGTTGGGTATGTAGAGATCATCAAACATACCAAGAGGAGTTTTCGCAGATGTCACTCCATCAGAGTTTGTCTGGAAACAATAGTCGATTGAGTTCTCTCCCTTACGAACTTCTGTGAATAGAACCATCAGCAGTTCCTTCTCGATGCAACCTTCGTGCTGCTTGCCTTGCACCTTGATGCGACGAGTATTGTACTCACCGCCAGTTGGCTGAGTGACGCGCACGATCTCGTCGATTGCTGTGAATATGAAGATGGCTTTTTCATTTTTCACTTTGTCGAGTAGGTCACGAATCTGTTTGTTGTAGTACGACCAGACATCGTAACCCTTGTACATCTTACCGGCGTAACTGGATAGTTGTTCGCAGTATTTGGTGAAGGATTCAAAGACAACAATATCTGAGTTCTTGATTGCCTTTTCGATGGCAGGATTAACGTCAGGTATCTTGTCTACCGATATGATGTCGAACTTCTTTGCTTCTTTGAATGGGAAGCCTTTGCGTTCTAGGTCGATGATGGTTGTCTTGTCTGCTGGTAGATTGCGCAGGGATGTTGATTTGCCCGTGCCACTACCGCCAACTATTCCGATAATAGGTTTGTTCATTGTCTAATTAAGATTTCGATGTTGCGAGGTTGAGGTTCTTCCGTTGTTGGCCAAGTGTTTTCGATTAGTTGTTGGCCGATCAATCCATAGTTCACTATGTCTTGAAAAGTATCAGCAAGTGATTCGTTGTTTGGTTCGCGATTGTTCTCAAGGAGATTCTTGAGTCTGAAGATTTTATCGACGAGCCGAGTCTTCAATCCGAGTAGTCCCTCGGACGAAATGTTCAATGGCCCGTAGTCCAGTTGTTTCGCGTCAAGCAACTCTAGGCAATCAAGTGCATTGTACATTGCTTGAAAACCAGCAGCAGTATTTAGTGTTAGTTCGTATTTAAGTACGGGAGGTTTGTTGTCTCCGTCTGTCATTTTACTTTGTACTTTGATTTTATTCATTGAAGTTTAATGGGTTATATTTTTTAGTGTAGAAGTCGTTTTCGATTACTGCTTCGCCAAAGTCTCCTGCATTGCAGATTTTAGTGAACTTGCACATTCCGAATTTGGTTTCGCAGCAGTTAAAGTTAGGCAGGAAGTATTGTTTATCTTCCTTGATGTTCTTGGTGAGTAGCTCAACGAAGTTGACGAGAGTCTCAGTAAGATGCTGTTCAAAGTATCCGAGCTTCTGGTCTGAGTAATCTAGGATTGCGCTTCGCTGAAACTTGTTGCGACCAGAGCGAGACAAGAAGATGCCGTTGATGAGCGCTTGATAGTTCCTGTCAGGGAACAGCTTACGCATCACCAAGGTATACAACATGAGTTGCGTAGACATTTCATATGAAGCCAAGTAACGGTCAACTGTTGTGACTGCCGTTGACTTGTGATCGCAGATAATGTTCTGGCCAAAGTATGTACCAATGAAGTCAATTGTTCCGCAAAGAACGATGTCGATGAATCCGTTCGTGTAGAATGGATAAGCGAACTTCATTTCGAGTAGTGCTTCGCCTTCATGTTTCTCTACCTTGAGTCCATCAACGTCTGAGTAGTGATCAAAGTATTGCGTGATACAGTTGGCGAGATGCCCTTGAGTACGCCAATCATTCTCAGGAACGTGAATGTCTGGATGAGAGAAATGTTCTAGTGCCTCGTTCAGCGACTTGGCTTTGTTGCCAGTTGCGTAGTAAGTCTCTAGTGCCTTGTGGTATGCCGTGCCGTATTCCATCTTGTGATTCATGTAACTACTACGCAAACCTCTTACAGTTGTGTAGTAGAACTTGAGAGAACAGGCAGATTCTTTGTAGGCAGATGCGTCTATGCGAAGAATGTAGCGGTCTTCGGCTTTTTCTAGTTTAATCAAGTTTGATCTTTCCTCTGGTTTTCTTTTGTACTTTCAGTTCTTCTAACTCGTCCGGTCTTGAGATTTTTAAGTAAGGTGCTAGATGTTCTTGTAACTTTGAGTCAGGCATTGCCTCTAATTCCTCGACTGAAATCTCCAGCAGTTGTTCTATTGTCATTCAAGTCCTGATAGAATTGCGCAGATTGCGCCGAATATAAAGTAGAGTAGTCCGAGTGCGCATAAGATGTCGAAGTAGATCATTTCATTACGCGAACAGAAGTGTCGGTAATATCTACTTCTGAATCTTCATTGACTAGATTGTATACGAATTCACGATCAGCTTCTGAGACAGAGACGTTACGTTCAAAGAGTTCTGTGTCCTTGGCAGTCTTGTACCATGTTTCTAGTTCGTTCTTCCACGCAATAGAATCATTAAACTCGTAGTCTATTGCTTTAGACTTTAGTGCGTTTTGTACCGTACCTTTGAAGTAGATTATGATGCCGTCATCAGTCTTGCGTATGGCTACTTTGTTTCGGAGTAGCGAATATTTTGCTTCGTCAAAGTTGTCTAGGATGAACTTGAATCCATCGTTGAATTTGACGTACAAAGTATTTGCTGTGTATCCGGTTTGCTGGGCGTTGACGTAAACGTCTTGTCCAGTTTCGATTAGTCTATCGAGTATTGGCTGTACTTGCTTGGCCGCATTAGGACTGTAAGTAGAGCGTTTCGGTTTTGGTTTATGTTCTATTGTAATGTTTTCGATTTGCATTGATCCATGTATTTAGCAGCAGTTTCTTTATTACCCTTTGCTAGTTCTGCTTGTGCCAGCATAAAGAGTTTCTTGGCTGAAAGTTCTTTGAGTGAAGGAGTCCACTTTGCAGCTTCATCCTGCGAGAAAAGAATTCCATCCGGTTTCTCACGATATAATTCATCCTTGAATCTCTCCAAGTCTGATGTCGGTAGGTTCTTTGGTAAACCATTCTTAACCTTGGCACGAATGCGTAACTGAGCTTGTTGATTTATTAGGGCGATTGTTGTTTTCTCACCGTAAGCATCAACAACTTCCTCAATAGACTCAAAGACCGGAGTATAAAACCCGAAACCCTTGAAATCCCCGTCGATAAACTGTTCTTTTTTATAGGTCATTTTCAAAAAATATGACAGTTAATATATAAGCAACCTTCGTGCCAACTTTTTTGGGGGTAGGTGATATTAATAGATGATTAATTTACCCAATGTCTTGTAACGTGCAAGTATAGATTGTAGTTCTCTATAGTTGCCGGTGAGTTTAGTTTGATCTAGGATTTGCAGCATCAATCCTTCGGGGTCTTCGACTTCTGTCTCTCGGACATTGTGTTTCTTGAGGTAGAGAGTTATGTCGTCTGTTCTATCTCGGAGTGGTGATGTCTTGATGATGAAGGTTGATATGCGGTGGTAGAGATCGAGTCTGAAATTTCCTGCCTCGACTTCTTTGCGTAAGTCCTTGTTGGTCGAGAACACGAAGCGACAAGTTGCGTTGTGTTCCTCGGCTTCACCTACGCGACTATACTTCTTGTGTTGGATGAAGCGTAGTAACTTGGGCTGTAGATGTAAGGGAAGTTCTCCGATCTCATCTAGGAATAGCGTGCCTTTGTGCGCTCGCTGAACGAAACCAGTTGTGTCTCTGGTCGCTCCCGTGAATGAGCCTTTGAGGTGTCCGTAAAGAAGCGATTCAAACAAGTCTTCTTGGAGTGTAGTTACGTTTACAGGAACGAAGTTATTTTGTATTTTGGCGTTCGATGCTGCTTGTCTGTCTCCATGTAAGATTTGAGCGATAGTCT